TCATGCCCGATCTTCACCTCCACCCGTTGTGGCCAGTTTCACTGCGGTTCCGCTGGCGACCAGGAACAGCATCGACTTACCGCCGCCCGATATCTCGGAGTAATCGAGGTCGACGGCCACCACGGCATCGGCGCCGAGGGCAAGGGCTTCGCGCCGCAACTCGTCGAGAGCGGTCTTTCTGGCGTCGCGCAGACCCTTCTGCATTGTCGCGCTGCGCCCGCCAAAGGTGTCCCGAAACGCCGAGGCTATATCCCGGAACAGGTGCATCCCGATCACGACTTCGGCTGTGATGATGTCAAGGCGACGTTCGATCCGCAGATCGAGGGAGGATTCGGTGGTCAGAATAATCCGCGAGGCGGCAGCTTGAAGCGCGCGCTCATCCTGGCTGGCGCGTTCTTCCGAAGCAATGCCGCGCTGTTTTCTCTCTAATTCGATTTCTTGCTCACAACGCAGGCAGATGCCGTTTCTTCCCATCGAAATATTCAGGCGGTTATTATTACATCGTTCGCAAACTGGCATTGATCACTCCCTGTTCGTATGCCCCCACCAGACCACACGGCCGATAATCGTGACCGAGGAAACCGGGCGAAACTCTGGCGGTGAGGCCGGATTGTCCGACAAGATGGCCAGCATCCCCGGTGCGGCCAGAGCAATGCGTTTGATGCGGGCGCCCCCATCGTCCATCAGGGCATAAATGCGCGGTGGACGGGTATCGTTTTCGTCGCGCGGCTTCGACGGCGGCTCGGCCTTGGAACGGTCTATCAGCACCACGTCGCCATCATTCAAGGTCGGAGCCATGCTGTCGCCGCGCGCGCGGGCGATGACCGCAGCCGAGGGCGACACGTCCATCTTGCGAAGCCAGTCTCGGCGAAACGCCATATGGTCGATCACTTCCTCGGTGCCGTTTGCCGCACCAGCGCCTGCGGCAAGTTCGACTGCGTATAGGGGAATTGGGGCGAAATCTTCGGGACCGGCCAGCGAGTTCTGGATGGACCGGAGCATCATCGGTGGGAGGCTTGCCGCGCCGCGTTCTCCTGTCAGAATGTAGATCACATCACATCCGACACGCGCGATCCCAGCCAGGTAGGTCGCATCGGGCGCTCGTTTTCCGCCTTCATAGTTATGCTGCGCGTTCTTTTGGACGCCACCGGCAGCACCGAGCTCGGTTTGGCTAAGGCCAATCCGCTCCCTTTCCGCGCGAATTCGTTGCCCAATGTCATCCAATCGGATGATCTCTGGGTTGACCTCACTCATTTGGATAACTAATCTTGCGTTGTGACTTCACTTGAATACTTTGCGAGGAATCAATGACGGCGCAAGCCCTTCCCTATCAGCCGGGGGCAATCCTCCACGATGCCGTGGTCGGCGCCTTCAAAGCGCGCGGGCTGAGCTTTGAAGCGTGGTGTGCCGAGAACGGTGTTGTTCCGTCTGCGGCGCGCAATGCGACCTTTGGCCAGTCCAAAGGGCCGAAGGGGAAGGCGCTGCTGGCGCGTATGATCAATGCGGCTGGCCCGGAAGTGGTTCAGGCCGCCTATCTGGCCCGCCTCAAGTCCCATGTCAGCGATCTGAAAAGCGGGGCCGCGTGATGGCCGCTCTTTTCCGCCTGCGCTGGCGCCTGGCGCATCTGATCTGCCCCGAGTTGGGTGTTGAGGCGCGGTTGAGCGCACTGCGCGGCAAAGAGGCCAAGGAAGAGTGGCCGGTCGAAGTTCAGGTCGAGCGCGACGGCCCGTGGCGGTCAGCACAGGTTACTGGCGGACAGCTTCACTGGGTTCCGGGGCCGATGGGAACAGAGGCGGCAGCGCGTTTGCAAGCAATACATGACGGACTCGATCCCGCCAATCATGAGGCGCGAGCCGCCATTGCCGCTGCTCTTGCTCAGTCAGTTCCTCAATCTCCTGCCGAAGGAATTCGGCCCGCATCCCAAGTGCGCCACGATTGCGGTCTGAATGGTGCCGCAACCACGCTGCGTTTCCGGTTTCCTCAATCGGCCCCGCAAGGAGCGTCATGATGAGCATCTTCCATTCTTCCGCCGTCGGCGCAGGAACTGGCCATGAGGTCGAACCGCAAACGGCAGAGATCAGGAACAATTCGGCTTTCAGGTCGGCCGTTCTGATGAGCCGCAAGGGTACTCCATCAAACAGCGGCGACACCTCGCATGGTGACTGCATCCCATCCCTCCATCCGGTTGTTTGCACGTCCGATGGTAGGGGCCACCCCGCCCAGGCCAAAGGGGAATCCGCCGGGCGGGGTGGCAAATTTGCACAGGCGGTTCTTCGCGCCGCCCGCGCGCTTGATGACCATTGGATCGGCGACCTGATCGGCGCCGTCTGCCTGTTCGCGCTCGGCTGGATGGGATTTGCCATCGGGTGGGTGCTGCAATGACAGCCCCTGCCGCGATCCGCCCGAAATTCACGGTCCGCTATCAGGCGATGACCAAGTGCTATGTCGTGATCAGTCCCGCAGGGGCGATCTGCTCGGCGCCAACGTCGAAGGACGGGGCTGAGCGGTTGCGCGATGCCCGCCAGGCCGAGGCCGACAGCAAAGCCAAGCGCGGGCCGCGGGCCTGCATGTGCTGCGGCGCGACCTTTGCCAGCGACGGTTTCCACAACCGCATGTGCCAGCCCTGCCGCACCCGCGCCCGGGACTTTCACGGTGACCCCCATACCATTGGCCGGAAGACATGACCCCCACCCTGATGCAGATCGACAAGGTTCCGGTGGCAGAGGTGATCGTGCGCGATCGTCTGCGCCCGGTCAGCGAAGCGGGCGTGGAAAGCCTGATCGCCTCGATCACCGAGATCGGGGTGATGAAGGACGCGATCCATGTCCGCAAGAAGAAGGACGGCCAGCTTTACCTGATGGCCGGTGGCCATAGGCTTGAGGCCGCCCGCCGCCTGAACTGGGTGCATGTTCCGGCCAAGGTCTGGACCGATGTCACCGACGACTGGGCGCGGATGGTCGAGATCGACGACAATCTGGCCGGCGCCGAGATGAATGCGCTGGACAGCGCGGTGTTTCTGGCCACGCGGAAGGCGGTTTACGAGCGGCTGCACCCGGAGACGAAACGGGGAGTGGCGGGCGCGGTCGCACGTTGGGATGCAACTGAACCGAGTGCAGTTGCATTCGTGAAAGCCACTGCCGAAAAGTTCGGACTGAAGGAGCGGCAGGTTTACAAGATCGTCGCTGCTGGCACGGCTCTATCGCCCCGTGATGTCGCGCATCTTCGGCAGGCGCCGCGCCCGGTCAGCCTGAAAGACCTGACCGAGATCGCCAAGATCGGCGACCCGGTCGAGCGCGGTGATGTTGTCCTGCGGCTGTCGGTCGGCAATGCCAAATCCGCCGCCGATGCCCGCCGTTCGCTGCGCGTTGAAGGGGGCCTTCAAACGCCCGTCAAATCGCCCGAGGATCAGGCGCTGCTGGCGCTCATATCGGCCTGGGCGCGGGCAGGAAAAGCCGTGCGGCGCCGCTTCATCGATCAGGAATTCGGCGAAGTCGCGCCGCTTGTGGCGGATGAGGCCGATGCCCGCGATCCCGCACTCGCCACCGCGATCCGCAGGGGGATGGCCGCCAAATGATCCGCACCGCGCCCGATCAGGAATGGTGGACAGCCGAGGCGCTGGCCTCCAGTGGCTTGCCGGACGTGCCCGGCACCCGGCAGGGCGTGGATGCGCTGGCCGCTCGCGAGGGCTGGCGGTCACGGCCGCATCTTGCGCGCCGTCGCGCCGGCCGCGGCGGGGGCTGGGAATACAGCTGGCAACTGCTGCCCGCCCGGGCGCAGGGTGCCCTCCTGAAAGCGGCGGCCCCGGCCGAGGAACCCCCGGCCCGCATGGATCGCGGCACAGCCTGGGCGTGGTATGACGGCCTGCCGGAGACGGTGAAGGCCGAGGCCCGCGCCCGCCTGAAGGTAATCCAGCGCGTCGAAGCCTTTGCCGCCGCCATCGGCCGCAATCTCGCGGTGCGGCAGGTCTCCCAGCTGGAAAAAGCCGAAGGGCGCAAGGCCAGCGAGCGCACCATCTGGGGCTGGATGGGCATGCTGGATGGCGTGGATGTGTCCGACCGGCTGCCCTATCTGGCGCCGCGACACCGCGCTGCCGCCCCGCAGCGCAAACGCGCCGAATGCAGCCCCGAATTCCTGATCCGATTGAAGGCGGCGTTCCTGCGCCCCGCCGTGAGCTTTCGGGCCAGCTATGACGTGGTGAAAGACGTGTGCATCGCGCGGGGCTGGCAATATCTGACCCTGAAAACCGCCGAGCGCTGGTTCGAAGCGAATGTGCCGCGCGTAACAGTGGTCTATGCCAAGGAGGGCGAGGCCGGGCTTGCCAAATGCTTCCCGCCGCAGATCCGCGACCGATCGACCTTGACGGCGCTGGAAGGCGTCAATGCCGATTGCCACAAGATCGATGTCTTCGTGGCCTGGCCGGGCATCAAGGAGCCGGTGCGACCGCAGATCGTCGCGTTTCAGGATCTCTATTCGGGGAAAATTCTGTCGTGGCGCGTCGATCTCGCTCCCAACAAGGTCGCCGTCATGAGCGCCTTCGGTGAGTTGATCGAGACCTGGGGCATCCCGCGTCATTGCCTGTTCGACAATGGCCGCGAGTTTGCGAACAAATGGCTGACCGGAGGCGTAAAAACCCGGTTTCGGTTCAAGATCAGGCCGGATGATCCGCTGGGCGTCCTGCCGCAGATGGGTATCCAGATCCATTGGGCCAAACCGGGGCATGGTCAGGCCAAGCCGATCGAGCGCGGTTTCCGCGACGTGGCCAGCCGGATCGCGCTCGATCCGCGGTTTGCCGGCGCCTATGTGGGCCCAAATCCTTTGGCCAAACCCGAAGATTATGGCTCGCGCGCGATCCCGCTGAAAGATTTCCTTGATGTGTTGGATGAGGGCATCCGTGCGCACAATGCCCGGCCGGGCCGCCTGTCCGACACCGCCCGCGGCCGCAGCTTCGACGAAACCTTCGCCGAAAGTTATGCCACAGCCCCGATCCGCAAGGCGACCGAGGAGCAGCACCGACTTTGGCTGATGGGTCAGGAGGTGCGCAAGTTGCACCAGAACCACGGCGGCCTTGAGCTTTACGACAACAAATATTGGGCGCCCTGGATGAACGAGTTCGCCGGTAAGCGGGTGATCGCCCGGTTCGACCCGGAAAACCTCCATGCCGGAGCTTATGTCTATTCCCTGCGCGGGGAATTTCTGGGGCCTGTCGAGTGCCGTGAGAAGGTCGGCTTCTTCGACCTTGTCGGGGCGCAGTTGCATGCCCGCACGCAGCGTCAGCGCCGAGCGGCCGAGAAAAAGCTGCTGCAGACCCTCCGGCCCATGTCGGTCGGGGAATTCGCCGCCGAACTGGCGGATTTGCCCCAGCCGGAAACGCCGCTGGTTGAAGCGAAGGTCGTCGAGTTGGCCCCGGCGCGCATCCGCAAGCCTGTGATCGACCGCCCGGTGCCTGCGCCGGATGCCAGCACCGAGGCCGATTTCCAGCTGTTCGCGGCGGATTTCAGCAGACCGAAGTTGGAGCCGGTCATCGCCGTCGACAGCGCCGCAGACCGTTTCTGGCGGGCGCTGGAGATCGAGCGCCGCTCGGAAGCGGGCGAGGCGATCTCGCAGGAGGATGCCGCGTTCTACGCCCGGATCGTGCGCCTTCCCGAATACCAGGCACAGCGCACGATGTTCGACCGGTTCGGCGAACAGGGCGTGGGTTGAAACGAGATGCCGCCGGGGGCGGACAGACCCCACGGCGGCTGGACGAAGTGAGGAGAGAATGATGGACGGAGCAGTGAATATCAACACCAGCGGCAGCGTTGCGCCCTTGCGCAATGTCATGCTGTTGAACGCCCTGATCAACAGGGTGCAAAACCGCGACTTCGATCTGCCGGGGCTGGCCTGTTTCTTCGGGCCGAGTGGCTACGGCAAGACCAAGGCTGCGACCTGGAATGCACAGGAGACCCGGGCCTATTGGGTGGAGGTCAAATCCACCTGGAGCCGCAAGAAGTTCGCCGAGATGATCCTGCGGTCCATGGGCATCACGCCGGGCCGCACCATCGGCGACATGGTCGAACAGATCGGTGATCAACTGAGCAAGTCGGGGCGCCCGCTCCTGATCGACGAGGCCGACCTGGTCGCCAAGGATGGCATGATCGGCATCATCCGCGACATCTACGAAAGCTCGCAGGGCACGGTCATCCTGATCGGGGAAGAAAACCTGCCGCAGACGCTGCGCCGCTGGGAACGGGTTCACAACCGCATGCTGGATTGGGTTGCCGCGCAGCCTGCAGATCTGCGCGAGGTTGGCCTGCTTGCTGACCGGAAATGCCCCGGTATCGCGCTGGATCCCGAGGTCAAGCAACTGGTGCTGGAGCAATCGCAGGCGCGCGCGCGCCGCATTGTCGTGAACCTGCGCCAGATTGCGGAATATGCCCTCACGACCGGCAAGACCGCCATCACGATGGCCGATGCAAGGGATATCGCCTTCTTCAGCGGAGAGGCCCCGGCTCCGCGGAGGGGCGTGTGATGGCCCGCCCCCCTGTCGATGAGTCGAATCCTGGCCGTGAGGCAATCTGGGCGGCTGTGCGTGGCCGGAATGGCAACGCCTTCTGTGTTTCCGAAATCACCGGCCTGACCGGCGCCAACGACAAGACCGCCCGCGATTATTTCAAGGGCCTGACCGCCGCCGGATATCTCCAGCAGCAACCCATACAGCCAGGCGCAGTCGCGCGGTGGCTTCTGGTCCGCGACATCGGTGTCGAGGCGCCGCGTGTACGCTCGGATGGAACCGCTGTGGAACAGGGCAGCATCACGGAACGGCTGTGGCGCGGCATGTATATGCAGAAGGAATTCACCTATCTGGATCTGCTTGACACCACCTCGACCAGTATCTCGGTCGAGACTGCCAAATCGTATTGCCAGATGCTTCTGGCCACCGGCTATCTGAGGGTGCTGGAAAAAGCAGACCCGGTCCGTGGACGGATCGCGCGGTATCGCCTTATCCGCAACAACGGCCCCAAACCGCCGCAAATCCAGCGCGTGAAGCGGGTTTACGACCCGAATACGCGTGAGGTGTTCATGCCGGAGGCGCGGCTTTGAGCGATCCTCTCACCATCGCGCGCGCTGCCTGGGGTGATGCCCTTCCAGACTGGGTCAAATTGCTGGCCGAGGAATGCGCCCGCACCAGCCAGAACAAGGTTGCTGTGCGCCTCGGTCGTTCGGCCGCGCTCGTCTCGGCCGTGCTGCGCCACAAGTACAAGGGCGACATGGGCGCGGTCGAGGATGTGGTGCGCGGCCGTTTCATGGACGCCACAGTCCTTTGCCCCGCCACCGGGGTCATTTCCACGGCGGCCTGCCGGGACTGGATGGCCAAGGCCAAGACCTATTCGAACGAAACCAGCGAGCGGGTTCGCATGCATCGCGCCTGCCGGGCCTGCCCTCGCTATCGCAAGGAGGCCACCGATGCCGCTTGACCTTGATCGCTCCGGCGTCCGCGCCCGCATCCAGCATCTGGCGTTTCTGCAAGGTGGCACCAAGCCCTGTGCTGAGAAGTGCGCGGTGCCGGTCCCGTCGCTGGAAACCTGGCTGGCTGGCCGCGCGCTTCCCGGTTCCGTCGCCCTGGCGAAGCTTGCGCGCGGCTGTGATGTCAGCGCGCATTGGATCCTTTTCGGCCAGGAGGCAACCCGCCATGGCTGATCATACCCGCAGCGACCGCGACATCCTCATCTCTGCCGCCCGCGCCCTTGGCCGTATCGACCTCCACGGCCACCGTGCCCTGACGGGCCTCAGCACGCACCAGATCGAGGACATGGCGTTGGCGCTTGTGATCCTCGGCCTCGCCCCGATCCCGCCCCTGCAATTGCAGGCGCCGGATCAGATCGTTTTCCCCCGTCTCAAGGAGTTCTGAAATGACCGTTCAACAGACCAGATTCGAGCCGCACCCGGTGCCGGACGGCATCGTGGAAGCGAATGGCAATCGCTACATGGCCGACGGCAAAGGCGGCTTGCGTGCAGTCGAGAATGTCCCGGCCATGAAGAAGCTGCAGGACGAAATGGTCCGTAAAGTCTTCGGCTTTGCATATGCACTTGCGGCGCAGATTGCCCGGTTCAAGGGGCATGTCTACGAAGACCTCGGCTCGTTCGACGCGCTCATGGCGCAGGAATATGGGCTGAAGATCGGCGGCCCGAAGGGGAACCGCACCTATTCCACCTTCGACGGCCTGATGAAGATCGAAGTCCGCATCGCGGATCGCATCGCCTATGGCCCTGAAATGCAGATCGCCAAAGCGCTGTTCGATGAATGTCTCAACGAGCGCGCCGCCGGGGCCGACCCGCTGATCCGCTCCATCGTCACCAACGCCTTCGATACCGACCGTGAAGGCCAGATCAACCGGACCAATGTCTTTGTCCTGCTGAACACCAATGACGACGATGCGCGCTGGGTCCGGGGTCAGGAAGCGATCCGCGACGCGATGCATGTGATCGGGTCCAAGAGCTATCTGCGCTTTCAGTTCCGCGACGCCTTCGATGCCCCCTGGCAATCGCTGACCATCGATCTGGCGAGTGCGTGACCATGATCAGCTACACCTTCGCCCAGCGTTTCGTGCCGCTGATCTCCGCCGGGGTGATGCAGCAGACCTTCGAACCGCCCCGCCTGCGTCATGCCCGGCCCGGTGAGCCGATCCGGCTCATGGACAAGGTCAACCACCGTCAGATCGTCGAGGGTGCGATCTGCACGGCGGTCGAGCGGATGGACATCCTCTGGACCGGCAATCGCATCACCGGAATCCGCGAAAGCAACATGCCGCTCCTGCGCCTCGAGGGCTGCGCCAAGCGGCTCGGCTATGCCGACCTTGAGGACATGGCCACCGATTTCGCGCGGCTGCACGGCCCGCGCTATACCGAGGGCTACATGATCGAGTGGCGGATCGCCGCCACCGCCGCCCTTGAATTGGAAGTGGCGTGATGGATGATGCTCTTCGCAAGCGGATCGCGGCCCTGCACGCCCTCGGCACGGGACGTGGCGCCACCGAAGCCGAAGCCGAAGCTGCCTTGGCAAAGGCAGCGGACTTGATGCGCGACCACGGCTTGACGGCCGAAGACATCGAATTTGAAGAGCAGCAAGCCGCTCTTAAAACCCGTGGCAATGCCCCGCGCGATCAAATCTGGGGAGCGGTTGGGCGCTGCACAAATTGCGCGACCGTGATCCTAAACGACTGGAGCCCGGCGATCATGTTTCTCGGCCGCGCTCCGGGCCCGGAGATCGCGACCTATCTGGTTGCCGTCTTGAACCGCGCGATGGACCGAGAGATCGAAGCGTTCAAGGCGACGGCCGAATATCGCCGCCGGAGAACGGTCGCAACAAAACGGCAGGCTGTTGCCGACTTCACCGCCGGATTGGTGGCTCGGTTGCGCGTGCGTCTGTTCGACCTGTTTCACCTGTCGATGGATGATCATGCCTTGGCAAAGGCCCGCGCAGTTCTGAAGCAGCGCATCCCGGAAACGACGGCCATGAAGACCTCCGCCAGATCGGTTCGTTTCGGCAATGCGGCAAGTGCCGGGTTCAGGGCCGGGGATCGGGTCAACCTTGCCCATGGTGTGAACGGTGGTTCGGGCAAGCAGCGCCAGATTGGCGGTGCGATGTGAGCTTCTATCTCTCTGGAACGCCCGAAGAGTCGTTGCGGTTGAAGTCGTTCTCATCGACCTCGAGGGGCGGCAAGGCAACCATCCGCATCGAGCTTGAAACCTGCGATTTCGACGACATGGGCTATGCACTGCGCTGTCTGACCAAAGTACAGGAGGGTCAGAAGCGGAAACCGAATGCTGCCACTCGGCTGGCTCTGCCCAAGCCGGAGGATGATCGGTGAACGCGAAATGGCGGTGCCGGTTGTTCTGGGGAAACCCCTACACATCTCCTCCCGATGGAATGCCGCGCATCGTCATGTCGGTTCTTTCCGATCGCAGTCACCCCATCCCGGACGAGATCATCCAGGCAAGCCTGCCAGGCACCCCCTACGAACCCGGTTCTGGGTGGACAGTCGGTTGGGAGTGCGTCCATCAACGTCCGATCCGCCGCTGGAGCCAAGCGGCCCGCGCTCGGGTACGCCAACGCAACTTGCGCCGCCGGATCGAGAACAAATTTCCGCTCTTCGCCGAGGATTTCATTGCGGCCGAGATCGCTGCCCGTCCCAGCTACTACGAGGGTTCCAATGACCGTCCGTAACCTCCAGCGCCAGATCCACGTCGGGTGCAAACATCTCGGCATCGATGCCGATTCCCGGCACGATCTCCAGCTGCTGGTGACGGGCAAGGCCAGTATGGCCGACATGACCGACGCCGAGTTGCGCAAGGTCGTTGAAGCTCTCGAAGAACGGGGCTTCAAAGCAGGTTACAAGGGGGGCGCAAACGGCCGTCGCGCTCCGGCGCCGCGTGGGGATTTGCGTTATGTCCACGTCCTCTGGGGGCTGCTGGGCAAGGCGGGCAAGCTGGAAAAGCCCGGCCGCGAAGGGCTGAATGCTTTTGTCCGTTCCCAGTTCGAACGCAAATGGTCGTCCGTGCCGATCGACATCGATGCGCTGCGCGAAGCTGGCCAGATCAATGATGTGACCCGCGCCCTGAAGGCCATGTGCAAGCGCCACGGCATCGAGACGGAGCGGCAGAATGGCTGAACAGCTGTCGTGGGTTCCGTCCGGTCCGGTGCGGGGGGGTGACATGATCCTTCTGCGCGAATTCCACGAACTGCGGCCTGCAGGTGGATTCGACCTGGTCATGGCCGACCCGCCCTGGAGGTCGGAGATGTGGTCAAAGAAGGGCCTGAAGAAAAGTCCGGAAGCCCATTACCAGACCATGCCCCTCGACCAAATCTGCGCAATGCCGGTTGAAGCGCTGGCCGCGCCGGATTGTCTGCTCTGGCTCTGGGCGCGCGGCGCGCAGCTGCAGAACGCGATCACGGTGCTCGAAGCCTGGGGCTTTGCTCTGAAGACCCTCGGATGGTGGGCGAAGATGACGCCGAACGGCAAACAGGCATTCGGTCCGGGCTATATCTTCAGGAATGCGGGCGAACCCTATCTCATCGGCACGCGCGGCGCCCCGAAGACCAGCAAGTCCGTGCGCGACACAATCTTCGGCTTGCGGCGGGAGCACAGCCGCAAGCCGGAAGAGGCATACCGCTCTGCCGAACGGCTCATGCCCGAAGCTCGCCGCCTCGACCTGTTCAGTCGCCAGCAGCGCCCCGGCTGGAGCAGCTGGGGCGACGAGGCGGGCAAGTTCGCGGGGCCGGGATGACTGCTTGGATTGATGAACTCGAACGCGACCTCGGTCTGACCGCTCGCCTGCGGCTGATCGCCAACGCGGGCGGCCAGCGCCGCGACGTGCCTACCTCTTCGTTCGCCGCTACCTCGGCCCTCGCGGCCGAGGTTGGCACCGATATTGTAACCTGGCTGGCAGACAGATTTGGAGGCCACCAGATTGACATTCCCTCGGGCCGAGGCGCGGAAATCCAGCGCCGTGCCAGTCTTCTTCGGGCGGCCGTTCTGGAAGCCGGATTGACCAAACCCACCCGTTCGGCCAATGATCTGGCGCGGGAACACGGTGTGACGAGCGCCTATATTCACAAGCTTCGGGCCGAAATGCGCCGCGACGCCGGGATCGAGCCGCAGCAGCTCTCCCTTTTCGGCTAATCCCCCCAAACTGCATCCCACGGCCCCATTTCACCAGCATGTGGCATCCCGGTCCTGACCGGGCGCGCGCCCGAAGCATCGGGTGCCCTTTATGACCAAGGCTGCAATCTCGCTCATACAGACGGGCCTTCGGGATCTCGGCTATTCGCCGGGGCCTGTGGATGGCCTCTTCGGCACGAAAACCAAGCGTGCCGCTCAGTCTTGGCTCACAGCGGGCGGTGTCGCAGTGTCATCGGTGCTGACGGCGGAAACCGCCGCTATGCTCTATCAGGGTGCGGCACGCTATCCTGTCCATGAGGTCGTTGTGCATTGCAGTGCCACGCGGCCCGACTGGATGGCTGATGCGGGTCTTTCCGCCCAGTTTGCCGAAATCCGCCGTTGGCACATGCAGGACCGGGGTTGGCGCAATATCGGGTATCACTGGGTGATCGGCCGGGACGGCAAGGTATTGGCCGGTCGCCCCGAGACGGAGATCGGCGCCCATGTCGTTGACCACAATCGCGGCACGATCGGCATCTGCCTGATCGGCGGTCACGGCTCGACCGAGCGCGATCGCTTCGCCCAGCACTTCACCCCGGCGCAGGACATCACATTGCGGCAGTTGCTGCAGGGGATCGGGATGCGCGCTCAGATCCGGCGGATCAGCGGCCATAACGAATATGCCGCCAAGGCCTGCCCGGGTTTCACCGTCTCGAAATGGCTGGAGGCCGCATGATGAACCTGCTCTCCGAAATCTATGCTGCGGCCCTGCCGCTGTTGCTGTCGCTCCTCGCGGCCTGGCTCGCAAAGGTGCTGGCCAGTGCCGCCGATGAGGCGAAGCGCCGCTGGGGCATCGAAATCGAGGCGCGGCACCGCGAGGCTCTGCATTCCGCGCTGATGTCGGGCATCCGCGCCGCGCTGAGCCGGGGATTGACCGGGCCAGCGGCGATCGATTCCGCTGTGAAATACGCGACCCAGAGTGTGCCGGATGCACTGGCGCGGTTGAACCCGGATGCAAGGGTTCTGGCGCGGCTCGCAGCATCCAAGCTGCGTGAGGTGCATGAGAAGACGCCTTTTGCCGGTATCGACCTCGCCCGTGCCGAAGGGGACCGCCAGCAATGACCCCGCCCGCCTTTGACCTCGGCCCGGCCCTGGCGGTCACGCTCGCGGCGCTGAACATCCTCAACATCCTCTACACCTGGTGGCGGACCCGCGATCAGAACGTCGAGACCCGGTTCAAGGCCGGTTCGGAACGGATGGACCGTTTGGACGGTCGCCTTGCCAGTGTCGAGCAGACCCTGCGCGCGCAGCCGACCAAAGAGGACTTGCATCAGCTTGGCATGCTGATCGGCGAACTGCGCGGCGATGTCCGCGAACTGCGCGCGGCCCAGTCGGCCGCCACCGATGCCGGCAAGCGGCAGGACATCGTGCTGGCGCGGGTGGAACAGTATCTGCTGGAGCGGAAATGACCGATTTTCAGACCTTCAACAGCCGCCACCGCCGTCTGGCCATCCTGCGGTTTCTTGAGGCGAGCCCGGGTTACACCTCGAATGTCTCGATCCTGACCGACGTGCTGAACAGCGATCAGATCGGCATCAACACCTCGCGCGACCAGACCACGACTGAACTGTCCTGGCTGGCCGAGAACGGCTTCGTGATCCTTGGCGGGCAGCCGGAGTTCCGGGTGGCGACGGCAACGGCGCGCGGTGCCGATGTGGCGCGCGGCCGGGCGACGCACCCCGATATCCAGCGCCCCAGCCCGAGGGCGTGATATGCCACCGCCCCGCAAGATCGACCTTCTGCCAGCTGAACTGCGGGCCTGGCTTCAGGAGGAACTGCGCGCCCGCGGCTTCGGGCAATACGAGGAACTGGCCGAAGCCCTGAACTTCCGCCTTGAGGAAGCCGGGCTCAACCTGCGCATCCGCAAATCGGCCATTCATGCCTGGGGGACCGAGTACCAGGAGTTCGTCCGGCTGCAGGAGCAGGCGTCGGATTGGGCGAAAGAATGGCTCGGCGAGATGGGAATGGACGATCAGGCGCAGCGCCAGAACGTGCTGTTCCAGATGCTCACCACGCTGGCGTTCAAGGTCATGCAGGCAGAGGTGCAGAAAGAAGGTGCCGAGATCAGCCCACAGAACCTGCATTTTCTTGCCCGGATGATGAAGGACGTCATGTCGTCGTCGGGCATCGTGCAGGCGATGCAGGAAAAGGACCGCAAGGCCCAATCTGCCAAGCTCGACGCTGCAGTCGAGGCGGGCGAGATCACAGCAGATTTCCGCGAACAGGCCCGCCAGATCATGGGGTTTGCATGATGCAGCCCTCTGACGAAGCCAAAGGCACCCTGATCTTGCTGGCCCAGCTGCACTTCCAGAACGCCCGGTGGTGGCATCTCGCCGCCGCTTGGGTCTTCGGGCGGCACCAGATCGTCCGACACCTTGGCCGCGTTGCCCGGATCAGCTTCTGGCGCGGGCAACCCTACCTCCTCTCCTTTCGTGAAACCATCTGAGGACAGAACATGCTTCGAAATCGCGCCTTCCACCTTCTTTCCTGGCTTCCTCTCACCCTTTGCTTTGCCATCGCGCTGCTGGCCCCCGTCCTGGCCTTGGCTGAACCCCTGACCATCGCGGCTGGCAAGCCGGGCGGCGGCTATGACCGGCGGGCACTGCAAATCGAACAGCGCATTGAACAGCGCGGTGTCGAAGCCGCCGTGGTCAATTTCGCCGGGTCCGACGAAATCTCGCTCGCGGTCTGCGCCGGTCGTGCGCAGATGGGCATCCTTCAGATCGATGCCATCTATGCCCGCTCGCTCGAGGGTTGCCAGACGAAGGCCGTCGCGTCCTATGGCACCGAATTTGCGCTGCTGATCTTCCCGCCCCGCTCGGGCTTCGATGAACTCTCCGACCTCGGCCCCGGCTCGGCCGTCCTGGTCGATGGCATCGGTTCGGGGTCCGATCTCTTCTGGCGCACCATCGTCCGGATCGAGACAGGCGAGGATGGCGACGGGGATGAATGGGCCTCGGCCCGCGCCGTGAATGATCCGGTCGAACTGGCGAATGCATCGGCCGAGATGGGTGAAATCCATGCAGTGCTTCTAGTGCGCAAGTCGGATGCCGCCGATGTGCAGGCCCTTCTGGGTCAAGGCTGGACTTTGGGGGAGCTGTGGGATCGGGACATTGACGATCTCACCTTCAATGGCGGGCCGCTCTACCTGTCTGAAAAGCAGAAGATCATGTTGCCGGGCGGCAAGACCAGCTGGGCCTGGACCTATGGTGTCCGCAGCTTCGTTGCCGTGACGCAGAAGGTCGCGGCGGGCGACCGGCAACTATTCGCGGCGATCACCGCTGCGGCGCAGTAACCTGATCCAGTCAGCATGACCGCTTTCCACATAAATTGCTGTGTTCCCGGCTGTCACCGCACGACCCGTCGAAATAGCGGTGGTGAGTGGATTTGCGGTCGGCATTGGTCCCGGGTTCCCGATGCGACCCGACGCGTGTTTCATCGCGCTGGCCGCAAAGGCAAATGCGCCTCGGCCCTTGATCGCCTGTGGTCACGCTGCAAACGCGAAGCCGGAGATGCCTTCCAGGATTTCATGCAATGAGCGCTGCCGTTCCTGACAGCCCAATCATCAAGTTTTTGCCTTACCAGAAGGCATGGATCACGGATGCCAGCCGCTTCAAGATCGGCATGTTCACCCGGCGCGGCGGCAAGACCTTCGGCTCCTGCGGCGAGATCGTTGACGATTGCACCCGGGCAGAGATCGAGCAGCGGAAAATCCGCTGGACGATTCTCTCGCGGTCCGAGGCCACCGCCAAGGAAGCGCTGGAGGATGCCCTGAAGCCGATGACGCGGGCCTATTACGCGGTGTTGAAGGGCCTTTCAAACCGGGGGCAACCGCAGTTCGTCGAGGATGAATTCCGGGTTCCGGCCTATCAGCGCGAGGTGGAACAAGGCGGCGAGACCTTCAGGGTCGATGTGCCTGCGGCCAGTTACAAGACCCATGAGGTGCATTTCCCCGGCGGTTCGCGTGTGGTGGCCCTTTCGGCCAGCCCCGATTCCGCGCGGGGTTTTGGCGGCAACCTGCTGCTGGACGAATTCGCCTTCCACAAGGACAGCCGGGCGATCTGGGGCTCGGCCCTTCCGGTGGCGGCGCGCGGCAACCACAAAATCCGGGTGATCAGCACCCCGAACGGCAAGGGCAACAAATTCTACGAGCTGATGACCACCGCCGAAAACGGCTGGTCGAAGCATCATGTCGATATTTATGAGGCGGTGAAGCAGGGGCTCGATGTCAACATCGACGAGTTGCGGCGCGGCATGGCCGATCAGGACAAGTGGGCGCAGGAATTCGAACTCGCCTGGCTGGATGAGGCTTCGGCCTGGCTCGACTATGATCTGATTTCGGCCTGCGAGCATACCGAGGCGGGCGATCCGGGTGGCTATAAGGGCGGCATGTGCTTTGTCGGTGTCGATATCGCCGCGCGCAACGACCTCTTCGTCATCGTGGTTTCGGAACTGGTCGGCGAAGTGCTGATGGTGCGCGAGATCATCGCCAAAAAGCGCATCAGCTTTGCCGAACAGGATCGGCTGCTCGATGACGTCATGCGGCGTTACCGAGTGGTGCGGGTGGCGATGGACCAGACCGGCATGGGCGAAAAGCCGGTCGAGGATGCCAAGGCCCGTCACGGATCAGAACGGGTGCAAGGCGTCCTCTTCAGCACAGCCTCCAAGCTCGACATGGCCACGGGCCTGAAGGAGTCGATGCAGGACCGCAAGACCCGCATCCCGGCTGGTGATCCGCTGCTGCGCGCCGATCTGCATTCGATCAAGTCGCAGGTTGGGGTGACCGGCATCCGGCGTCTGGTCGCGGACGGCGACAGCGACGGCCACGCCGACCGTTTCTGGGCGCTGGCGCTGGCCGTTACAGCTGCTGACCTCGGGCCGGAGAGCTTCGGCTATCAGGGGGTGCCCGGCACCCGCAGCCGCTGGGCCGACCCCGATCAGGATGATGACGAGGACAAGGGCGGCTCCGGCCGCTGGGGCGATGGAGGGGCATGGTGATGCTGGTGGATCAATTCGGGCGGCCGCTGAAGCGGGTGCCTCAGTCGCAACTGCTTGAACGCGAGGCGGTGCCCGCGCTTGGCTCGATCCGTTCCATCCAGTCAGGTCATCCGGCAGAGGGTCTGACGCCGCCGCGGCTGGCCGCGATCCTGCGCGAGTCCGAGATCGGAGATGCCACCGCCTATCTCGAGTTCGCTGAACAGATGGAAGAGAAGGATCTGCATTACGCTGCGGTCCTGGGCGTCCGCAAGCGAGCGATCCGGTCTCTGGACGTGCAGGTTGCCCCCGGTGACACCAGTGCCGCGGCCAACGAACTGGCCGACATGACCCGGGCCGCGCTGACCTCTGCCGCCGTCCGCACCAGCCTGATCGATATGATGGATGCTCTCGGCAAGGCTTATTCCGTGACCGAAATCCTCTGGGAGCGCGATGGCAAAGGCCTCAAGATCAGCGGCATGGAACTGGTCGATCCGCGTTGGTTCGAGTTCGACCGGGAGAATGCGGCATATCTCTATCTGCGGGACAATGCCGGGCCCCAGCCTCTGAGCCTGAACAAATACATCATTCATATGGCCAAGGCGAAATCGGGTTTGGCGATCCGGGGCGGTCTCGCACGGCTCGCTGGATGGGCCTACCTGTTCAAGAATTACACGCTGAAGGACTGGGCCATCTTCCTCGAGGCCTATGGTCATCCGCTGCGCCTCGGCAAGTACGGTACCTCTTCTTCGCCGGAGGATCGTCGGACCCTTCTGCGGGCTGCGCGCCAGATTGGCGTCGACATGGCGGCGATCATTCCGAAAGACATGGATCTGGAGGTGATCACCTCTGGCACCACGGGCGCAGACAAGATGTATGAGGGCAACGCCCGCTATTGGGACGAACAGCTTTCCAAGGGTGTCCTCGGTCAGGTGGCCACCACCGACGCCATCGCCGGTGGCCATGCCGTCGGCAATATCCACGAAAAGGTCCGCGACGACATCCGCGATGCCGATGCAGAGCAGCTGGCCGCCACGCTTCAGCGCGATCTGGCCGGTGCGCTGAAGCGGCTGCATTTCCCGGACACCGTCGCCTTGCCCACGATCAGCTTCCCGCCGCCGGAATCCGTGGACCCGAAGCTGATGATGGACCTTATGGAGAAAGGCCCCAAGGCCGGGCTTAAGATCGCCGTGGCGCAGGTCCGCGAGGTATTCGCCCTGCGCGAGCCCGAGGATGGTGAAGAGGTGCTGGCACCGCCCGCGCCCGAACCGCCTCCGGTGGACGTGCCGCCGGGGCCGCTCCCGCCCGACCCCACACCGCCCAAGGCCACCCGGCAGGTCGCCTCCCGCCTCGATCCGGCCCGCGACAGCATCGACGGGCTGATCGACACGCTGATCCGGGAGGGCGGGATGCAGCGCGCGGTGGAGGCCGAGATCGGCGATCTGATTGAAGCCCTCGCGCGCGCGCGCGAATTAGATGAGGTGAACGACATCCTGGAGGCATTCCGGGCCGGGCCACCCGGGCCTCTGCAAGAGCTGCTGACCGGCGCCACCTTCGGCGCGCTGATGGCCGGACAGGTCGGCGCCAATATCCGGGAGTGACCATGGCGAGGACCGAACTGAAGCCGCTGCCGCATCGCGAGGCCATCGAATATTTCCGGTCGAAGGGCTTTGCGCATGAATTGCAGCGTTTCGACCATCTGGACCATTGGCGTGAAGATCACGCCCGCAACTGGGTCGTGGCAAAGGCGATGCGCGATGACGTGTCCCGCGCGATCCGGGCCGAGATCGATCGCACCCTCGCCGATGGGCGGACCCTCCAGCAGTTCCAGGCAGAGCTTGCTCCCCGCCTGAAGGAAATGGGTTGGTGGGGCAAGGAGATGATGGAAGACCCGGTGACGGGCGAGCTGAAGGAAGTCCAACTCGGCTCGATGCACCGGCTGCGGGTGATTTTTGATACCAACATGCGCACGGCCCATGCCGCTGGCCACTGGGCCGCGATCCAGCGCACCAAGCAGGCGTTTCCTTACCTGCACTACATCCAGATCGAGCGGGCGACCAAGCGCCATTCCCATACCCGGTTCCACGACAGGATCTGGCGGGTCGATGACCCCGTCTGGCTGCGCATCTATCCGCCCAACGGCTATTTCTGCGGCTGTCTCGTGATCCAGCGCACCGAGGGCTGGATGCGCCGCAACAGCCGGACCCCGGACGAGGCGCTGGATCTGGAGGAAGAGGAATGGACCCACGCCCGCTCCGGTGAGGTCCACATGATCCCGCGCGGCATTCACCCCGGCTTCGATACCAACCCGGGGGCGGTCTGGCTCGACATCGAACGCCGCGCCGTAGAAGTCATGCCTGATCTGCCAACCGAACGGCGTGCCGTGGAGCGAGGGCACCTGCAGAGCCTGCGCCTGCGTCGCCTAGGCATCGGGCGCGAGACACTGATCATCGCGGACGCGGAGGGCGAAGGCATCGCCATGTCCGATGCCACACCGGAACGGCCCGACTTCGTGTCAGTCGATGAGCTGGCTGTGATCGGTGGCTTGCCCGCGCGTGCCACGATTCTGCACAGCCATTTGACCGAAACCGGGCTGTCGCGCGAAGACATCGGCTTGCTTCAGCATCCGCAGATCCGCGCGATTACGGCCATCTCCCCAGGTGGGTCGATCTGGCGCGCAGTCGTCGGCCGCGAGCCCCTGCGCAATCAGATACGCGATTTCGCGGTCAACGCGCTGCGCCAGCCCGATCTGGCTCATCTGTCACCAGAGGACCGGATGCAGGTTTCGCAGCACGCGCTTGGCCTTTTCCTTGAGAAGCGGGGGGTGATCCACTACCATTACAGCGTGACGGATCGGTTGCGGCAGTTGTTTGCCCGCTACGCCGATCTGATTGAGAGGCTATCGTGACCATCGTCCTGCGTCCGACTCCCGACCTGCTCGACCTCGCAGCCTGGCGCCGCGAGCTTGAATGGCTGCGGGCGCAGCCTCGCGACTTGTTCCGTCGTGCCGAAGCGATGGCAGAGGCCGAAGACATGGTGCGGCTGCTGGAAGAGCGGTCGCATAAGACGCCCGCTGAGGCGCCCTGATTGTTTCCGATGCTGCAACCCTCACGAAAACCCGCCATGGCCGTTTTTGAACGCGCTCCGGCGGTTTTGAAGGGTATCTGCGGTTAAGGCATCGCCTGCACCCGCCAGCGCGCGGCCGGTCACCCCCCAAACAGTATCCCACGGCCCTTGAACGTCCAGGTCTGGCAGTAAGCTGTCATGACCAACACCATCCGAAATATCTGCGGCAACGCCCTCTTGCCTACCGCGCCTGCCGACCGGATCGAACTGATCCCGGTCGGCAAGTTTCGGACTGCTGACGGCCGCCCTGCCTTCGCCCTGGACAATCCGGCGGCGGTGATTGCCGACAGCTTTCGGCTTGCCGCCGGCAATGTGCTGCCGATCGACTTCGATCATCGCAGCTTTGCCGGTCAGGGCTCGGCCGACAGCCGCGCCGCCGGATGGATCACCGCCATGGAGGTCGAGGGCGACCGCATCATGGCGTCGGTTGAATGGACGGCCGACGGTCGGCAGGCGCTGGAAAGCCTCGCCTATCGCTTCGTCTCGCCGGTCTTCCGCAACCGGCCCGATGGTCAGGTCGTTCTCATCGAAGGTGCTGGCCTGATCAACAACCCAGCCTTGCCCCAACTCCGTCAACTTGCCTCGAAGGAAACCCTGATGAACCCGATCGAACAGATCGCGGGTGCCCTCGGCCTGCCGGCCGACAAGCCCGATGACATCGTGGCGCGCGTGACCGCGCTCGCCACGGCAGAAACCCAGCTGGCCTCGATCCGGGCGGCTGCGAAGGTGACGGGCGCCGATGCCGTGACGCAGATCTGCGCGCGGCTGGCCGGTTCGGCCGTCGATCCCTCGGCCTTCGTGCCGAAATCGTCGTTCGACGCGCTTCAGACCCAGCTCGCCTCGCTCCAGAAGGACGTGACCTCCGGCAAGGTCGAGGCCGCGCTGGAGAAGGCGCGGGATGACGGCAAGCTGACGCCGGATCTTGAAGGCTGGGCCACCCAGCTCGCCTCGAAGGACCTGTCCGAGTTCGAAGCCTGGGCAAAGGTCGCCCCGGTCCGTGTCGAAATCGGGCGGCGTCAGCTTGCTGGCAAGCAGCCGCCGAAAGCGTCGGGTGACGGGCTGTCGGCGCTGGAACGGCAGGTCGCCTCGAAAATGGGCCTGGCCGAGTCCGACTTCGTGAAAACCCGCGCCGCGATGCAGGAGGGCTGAACCATGACCGCACTGACCCAGAACGCTCCGCGTACCCGCGTTGGCGAAGGCAAACGGTTCCGCGACCCGGTCGCGGCCACCATGCGGATCTTTGCAGGCGCCATGGTGGCGCTGAATGGCTCGGGCTATGCCGTCAAGGCCGTGACCACAGCGACGCGGGTCCGTGGCGTGGCGCTGGCCGAGGCCAACAACAGCACCGGCGCCGCCGGTGACGTCTTCGTCGACATCGAGCGCGGGGTTTTCCTCTTCCGCAACGACGGCACCAACGCCGTCACCCGCGCCCATATCGGCACCTCGGTCTATGTCGTCGATGACACGACGGTTGGGTCGTCCGCGACCAGCACCATCGTGGCGGGCAAGTGCCTGGACGTGACGCCCGAAGGCGTCGTCGTCGAAATCCTCTGATCGGAGATCCGCAATGGACATCACCCAGGCCTCCCTGGCAGCCCTGAACATCGCCTTCAACACCGCCTTCAACGTCCGCCTTACGGGTGTTGAAACGACCTATGGCCGCATCGCCATGACGGTCAATTCGACCTCGCGGCATCAGGCCTATCCCAAACTTTCGGAACTTGGGCCGATGCGGGAGTGGATCGGCGAGCGCTATGTCGAGCGGCTGGAAACCGACGGTTTCGTCATCACCAACCGCAAGTTTGAAAAGACCGTCGCGGTTCCGGTCGATGATGTGGCCGACGATCAATATGGCATCTACACGCCCATCGTCTCCGACATGGGGCAGGTGGCTGCCGAACTGCCCGACGATCTGGTCTGGGAGCATCTGGAAAAGGGCTTCACCACCACCCATTACGACGGCCAGTTCTTTTTCGACACCGATCACCCGGTCGAGAACGAAGCGGGTGCCGAGGTGTCGGTGTCGAACTTCCAGGGTGGATCGGGCGCGGCCTGGTATCTGATCGACGACAGCCGCCCGATCAAGCCGATGATCTTCCAGGACCGCGAGAAGGCCCGGATCACGCCCAAGACCAACCTGACCGACGACAACGTCTTCAACCAGGATGAATATGTCTGGGGTGCCAAGCGGCGTTGCGCGGCTGGCTTCGGCGCCTGGCAACTGGTCTTTGCCTCGCGGCAGACGCTGAACGCGGCGAACTATGCGCTGGCCCGGGCGGCGATGATGTCGATGCGCGGTCACCGCGGTCGCAAGCTGAACCTGAAGCCGAAGCTGCTGGTCGTGCCGCCGTCGCTCGAGGGAGCCGCCCGCGACATCCTGCTGAACGAACGTGACGCGAACGGCGCCACCAACAAGTGGCGCAACACCGCTGATCTGCATGTCGAAACCCGCCTGACCCTCTGACCTGACCGCCCTGCGGTCGGTTTCCCGAGGGGGCGGCAGGCCCGCCCCCGACGATAAGCCGACAGGAGAATGACCATGGCCCGAAAGGCGACCACGACACTGGCCCATCAGAATCTGGCCCACCAGAATACCGAGGGGGAAAATGCCGCCGGAATACCGGCCGCCCCTCCGGAAGCGCCGACCGAAGGTCAAGCGGCGGCGCAGGGCGGGGAGGAGACGATCCTCCCCGCCGACAAGGATGCCCTGGGAAACGTCGATCCGGCCGATGGTGCCACCGGCGCTGGTGGCCCCGGTGAGGCGCGGATTGTCGTGACCTGTCTGGCCGAAGGTGGCCGCCGTCGGCTGGGCCGTCGCTGGCCGTCCGGCCCGACCGAGGTGCCCGCAGGCGAGTTGACGGACGACGACATTGCAATCCTGCGTGGTGATCCCCGCTTCAGCATCGCCGTGCCCGAAGCCTGAATTCCGGCGGGGTAGCTCAGTCGGCAGAGCGCCGGACTCATAATCCGGAGGCCGCAGGTTCAAGTCCTGCTCCCGCAACCAGATACCAGGGGAAGCTGCCGCAGCCCCGATCGTGCCAAGCCAGGGGCGAACCCGCGCCCTGGACCCGGCAGCCAGGGGGGAGGATGGCCCCCCACCAAACCGAACCAGAGGCCGATATGTCCTACGCCACCATCGCCGAGTTCACTGCCAGCATTCCCCGTCGAGACCTGGTTGCGCTGACCGATCTCGACGACGGGCTTGGCGCGGTCGATGATGTGCGCATTCAATCAGCCCTGGATGACGCCTCGGCAGAGATCGACAGCTACATCGCCAAGGCTGTGACCGACCTTGCCCGCATCCAGGCCGATCCTCCGCGCATTCTGAAGACCATCTGCCGCGACCTCGCCCTGCACCGGCTTTATGTGAACATCGGCCACAGCATGGAGGCGCGCAAAAGCCTGCGCGATGATGCCATCGCCTTCCTGAAATCGGTGTCGCGTGGCGATGCCGCCCTGGGTGATGGCGGGGCGCTGGCGCCGGAGATCACCACGCCCGGTGTGGCCATGACGGATGGCGCCGACCGGCAGTTGACCCGCGACTCGCTGCGGGGGTTCTGATGAGCGGCGTGATCTTCACCGTCGGACTGGAAGACGCGGCGCTTCAGGCTGGCCTCGGCGCGCTGGTCACGGGCCTGACCGACATGACCACTTTCATGGATGCGGTTGGACGGGTGCTGGTGAACGGTGCGGTTCAGCGTATCGGTTCGACCAATGTCAGCCCGGACGGCACCCCGTGGGTCCCCAGCAAGCGCGCGACCGAGGATGGTGGCCGCACATTGGTCCTGTCAGGTATTTTGCGGACCAGCATCAATGCCTGGGCCGCCCCGGATCACGTCCTGGTCGGCACGAATGTGCCTTACGCAGCCGTCCACCAGATGGGCGCTGCCGTCGGATCGCTGGGCATCTGGATCGGCGAGGACAAGCGTGGACGGCAGATGACTGTCCTCTCGCCCTGGGGCGACATTCCGGCGCGTCCCTATCTCGGCATCTCGCGCGATGAAGAGACCGACATCCACAATCTTGCTGCGATCCACTTCCCCAGCCTGCTGGAAAGACTCCAATGATCCCGGCAATCATCACCCGGGTCTCCGAGGCGGTTCCGGCACTGCAGGGCCGGGTCTATGGTGCGGCCGCTCTGGCGGCGCTGATGAAAGCGGACAGCGTGCCGACCCTGACACCCTGCGTCCACGTTCTTCCGATCGGAATCGCGGGCGCACCCAGAGCTGCCACGGCGGCCTCGGCCTATCGTCAGATGATCGAGCGGCAATTCGCCTTGATCCTGTCACTGCGCACTCATGATCCAAACGGCGCGCAAGTTCTCGACGAGGCCGGCGGCCTGATCGATCAGCTTGCCGCCGCGATCTGCGGATGGACCCCAGCCAATACTTCCGGGGTCTTCGCCTTGCAGCGAGTCGTTCTCGCCAGTTTTGCGCGCGGCGTGGCGATCTACGAACTGGATTTCAGCCTGCCTGACCAACTGAGGATTTCGCCATGACCACCCACCCGCTGCCCCAGGCGGGCGGCAGCTACATCCGCCAGCCGGATGGGCAGCTGCAGTCCGCCGCTGCCCCGGCACCCGATGCGGCCTCCGACGAGCCCGTGAAACCCACTGTCAAAGGGGCGGTCAAAGCCCCTGCAAAGGAGGCGTAAATGCCGAGTTTCTGGCGCTTGCAGGCCCTGCTGGCCAAGATCGAAACGGTCTACGGGACCGACCCGACGCCCACCGGCGCCGCCAATGCCATTCTGGCGGAGGACGTGCGCGTCATGCCGATGGAGGGGCAGGACGTCACCCGCGGGTTCGAGCGGCCCTATATGGGCGCCCGTCCCACCATCGCGGCGGGGTTGCATGCCAAGATCAGCTTCAAGGTCGAGGTCAAAGGCTCCGGCACAGCGGGCACCGTCCCGGCCATCGGGGTGCTGCTGCGGTCCTGCGCCATGGCCGAAACCATCGTCGCAGCGACGTCGGTCACCTACAACCCGGTCTCGTCGGCCCATGAAAGCTGCACGATCTACTTCGTGAATGACGGCACGAACTATCTGTTCAAAGGCGCCCGCGGCACCTTCAAATACGTCATGTCCGCCCAGGGCGTGGTCTATCTGGAGTTCGAGTTCACCGGGCTCTTCACCCAGCCCGCTGCGCTGGCCATGCCGACGGCGACCTACGGCACCCAGCTGACCCAGATGCCCCAGGTGGCGAGCAGCGCCAATACGCCGACCTTTACCATCGGCGCCGTGGCCGCTGTCCTGCGGTCCTTCTCCCTGGATGCCGGCAACAAGGTGACGCCGCGCATGCTGGTCCGGTCGGAAAGCATCCTGATCACCGATCGCAGCGAGATGATCGACATGCAGATCGAGGCGGTGCCGCTGGCGACCTACAACCCGTTCAGCCTTGCCGCTGCCGGTACCGCGCAGGCCATCAGCCTGATCCACGGCACCGGGGCGGGCAAGATCTGCACGTTGTCGGTTCCTGCCGCACAGGTGCAGCGCCCCACCGGGCTGGCCGAACAGGACGGCATCACCGAATGGCCGCTGAAGTTCGTGCCCGTGCCCACCTCGGGCAACGACCAGTTCACCATCGCCTTTACCTGACCGGAGTCCGCACCATGAAGATCGTCAAAAACCGCCAGTTCAAAGCCAAGGTCACCGTCGATTTCCCGGCTGATGACGGTGCCGTCGAAACCCAGAGCTTCACGGCGACGTTTCGGGCTCTGTCGGTGCCTGAGATCGCCGAACACAAGTTGTTGGACACGGCCGGGCAGGATGCCTTTTTGAAAGCTGTGCTGATCGGCTGGGATGGGCTGACCGATGACCGCGACGGTGAAGAGGTGCCGCTGATCTTCAGCCCCGAGGCGATGACCATGGTGCTGAGCGATCTCTTTGTCCGCCGCGCGGTGATCGACACCTATCAGGCCCAACTCATGGGCGCCAAGCGGGGAAACTGACCGCCGCCGGGCGGGTCTGGGCGCGCGGCGACCGTGGCGGAAGCCGCGACCTTTCCCGCGCCAAGGAGGACGCCGCCCGGATGAGGCTCGTGCTGCAACTGGAAGAGGCGGCGGAAGACGAGGGTCTCTGGGCCGACCATCTGCCCGCATGGACCGCCTGGTGCGCGGTGTCGGGCCAGTGGCGGACGCAGGCGCTCTCCAGCCTCGAGGCGACCCGGCTCTTGTGGCTCGGCCTCGACTACACCGCCGCCCGCGCCGGGCTTGATCTGGCGGGCATCGAGATGACCCCCGGCCTGTGGGCCGAGGTTCGCGACATCGAATCCGGGGCAATAGAGGAGCTTAACGCCCGTGGCCGGTAACCTGCGCGTCAGCATGCTGTTTGAGGCCGATACCGGTCGGGCGCGCTCTGCCATTGCCGGGCTGCGCGGCGAGACGGATCAGCTTGGCGCTGCCGTGGCCAAGGCCGGTCAGGTTGCGAGGACCGGCGGCGCAGGCATCACCGCCGCCGGAGAGGCCAGTGAGGCGACGACACGCGACTTTCTGCGCGCGGTCACAGCCACGCAGTCCCTTGACGCGGTGGTCGGCAAGCTGGGCGCCTCCATGTCGCGGATCGGCCCTTCGACGTTTCTGGGCACGCTTGCCGCTCTTGGCGATGCCTCGCTCGGGATCGACGAAATCGCGGCGGATTTCCGGCAAGCGACCGACGAGGCCCGGCTCTATCAGTCCGTCCTCGATCAGGTGCGGGCCAAATATGATCCGCTCTTTGCTGCCTCTCAGCGCTATGAGATGGAGCTGCGCGACATCGCCGAAGCCGAGCGTATGGGGGCACTCTCCGCGATTGGTGCATCCCAGGCCCGGGAGCGGGCGGCGCAAGCCATGGCGCCGGGGCTGCGGCAGCTCGGGCAATCGGCTCAAGCTGCAAATTCCCATCTGGCCAACCTCGGTTTCCAGGCGAACGACATCTTCATGATGATGGCTGCTGGCCAGAACCCGATGATGCTGGCGATCCAGCAGGGCACTCAGGTCAGCCAGGTCTTCGGGATGATGCGCAAGGAAGGGCAGGCCCTTGGCCCCGCGATCCGGTCTGCGCTGATGGGCATGGTCAGCCCGATGTCCCTGGTCACCATGGGGGCGATTGCACTTGGCGCATTCGCGGTGCAGTCGCTGATGTCGATGGGTTCCGAGGCGAAGTCGGCTGAAGACGCGGTCACCGACATGACCGGCTCTGTTCGGGAGTTCGGGAGCCAGTCGAAGCGCACCGCAGCAGATATCGTTTCCGACTTCGGCGCGATCAACCCGGTGCTGGTCGAGATGCAGCGCAATCTGACCGCGTTGGCGCAGACCCGGTCTTTGCTGGATTTGCGGCAGACCTTTCAATCGCTGAGGGGTGAACTTTCCGGTGATTATTTCAACACCGGCTCGCAAGAAATCGCCGATCTGCTGGGCGTTGATGCCTATCGCCGCGATAGACCCTCCAAGGTTGCTTCAGCCCCGGTTGCCGCATTCCAGCGCGAACTGAAAGCACTTCAGACAGCAGAGGGCCCGTCCTCCCAGCTTGAAGTGGTCCGTCGGCTGGAGCAGCAGTTGGTCGCCGCGGCTGGCGGAATCGACCAGATGAACGCCGCCCAGTTGACCTATTACGATTCCCTGATTGCGACCGAAAGCGCGATTGAGCGGATCGTCGCGGCGCAGGCACAAGCGCAGCGTCAGGCCATTGACCTCGCCCGCGCCACAGGCACCGAAAACACCCGGATGGGTGGCCCGACCGTTGTCGATGTCGCCAAGCCGAGCGACCCGGGCAAGGGGTTTCAGGACGCCCGCGATCTGCTGGCGGCGGGACGCGAGGAAGTAGAGCTGGCGCGCCTGAAGCTTGCTTATGGCGAGCAGTCTGCCGAAGTCCGTGCCGAAGAGGCGCGTCAGGCGAATGCAGCGGTCGAGGCGAAGATCCGCGAACTGGGCATCGGGCGAGACAGCTTGCAGGCCCAGCAGATGCGTGGGCAGGAGGCGATACGCCAGGCACTGGCCGAGGCTGCGCGCATCGCTGCCGCGCGGACCGCCGCCGACCAGATGCTGGCGCAGCATCAGCAGGAGGCCCGCATCGTCGAGCTGACGGCCAGATGGGGGGCTGACAGCCTGGAAGTGGCCTATGCCCGTGCGGCGGCCGAGCGGCAGGTCTACGAAGCGCAACTCGCTGCCCAGGGGATCAGCGGCGAGCTTGCGGATGATCTCATGGATGCCTGGGACGCGGCGCGCGGTGTGGCTGCGATCAACATGGCGGCGGGAATCGCGGCGGCGGCCGGACAGGCGATGCTCTTGGCGCAAAACCTTGGCATCTCCCTGCGGAACGCGGCCGCGATCGCCAATGTCGGGCTGACGGTCTCGGACGGATCGGTGGTCAAGCCGGGCGGAACTCCCGCCAAACCGGGCGGGTTGAGTTTTGGTGGTGTCGGCTCGGTCGGCAACCTTGGTGTCGGCGGCGGCTTCACGTTCGGTGACAACCCCGGCTCCGGTAATTCGGTCAGCCTCCCGACCGCAGGCGCTTCCGGTGCCGGCAAAGCCGGAGGCGGAGGCGGCGCGAAGAAGGAGGCCGATGCCTACGCCCAGCTTTACGCAGAACTTAACCGACAGATTGAAGCGCTGCGCGTATTGGATCCGGTCCAGGAGGAAATCCTGAAGAACCACGAGGCGCTGAAGGATGCATCCGACCGTGAGAAGGAGAGTGTCGCCGACCTGATCGCGGAACGGATGCGGCTGGAGGAAGTCCGCGACCGGCTGGATCAGATCGGTGAGACCGGGCGCAACGCGTTTCAGCAGCTTCTCAGCGGCGCCACCTCGTTCGGCGGGGCCTTGGCGATGGTGCTGGATAAGCTGGCCGAGATGCTGGCCTCGGATGCCTGGGACATGATCTGGGGTGGCGGCGGGCTGAACCTGGGCGGCTTGCTCGGCAGCCTGTTTGGGCTTGGCGGCGGCGGTGGGACGGGTTGGGCCGGACTGCCGATGCCGTTTGCCGATGGTGGTCGGGTGCCGGGCGTGGGCGGGCCGCGCGAAGATAACATCCCGGCCTGGTTGTCGGTCGATGAGTTCGTGGTCAATGCTCCGGCCGCCCGTCGCGCCATGCCGCTCCTCGAGGCGATCAACGCCGGGGTGCCGGTTGATCGGCTTGTCGATCTGATCGGCAGCCGCCGTCCGGGCTTTGCCGATGGCGGTCTGGTCGGCTCCAGCGCCCCGCGCGGATGGCGTATGGCACCCGACAGCCGCAGCGCCGGTTCTGGCCCGGCCTCGACCGGCGGCGCTGGCGGCAAGATGCAGCTCGATATCCGGATCGGCATGGACCGCGACCGCAATTGGCAGGCAGCGGTGCGCGACATTGCCACCGACACCTCGATCGAAGTGTCGCAGGTGGTGGTCGATGAGTGGAGCCGTCAGGCGCTGCCCGGCCGGGTGGCCGAGATCGACAGCCACCCGCGCGTGAGGGGGTGAGATGGCTGTCCTGACCTTCCCGCTGACCCTTGCACAGTTCTACGACCTCCTGCCCATCGGCAAAGCGGAACTGGACCTGCCCGAGGCTCTGGACGTGAGCCAGACCACCGGCGGCGAGGTGTTGACCGCAGATCTCGGAACATCGCTCTGGTCCGGCCGGATCGAACTTGGGGTGATGACGCATGACGAGGTGTCGGCCATCCGGCCGCTGATCAACATCCTGCGCCGGGCAGGCACGTCCTTTCTCGTCTCCGACCCAACCCGGCCCTGGCCGCGGCTCGACCCGAAAGGCACGATTCTCGGCGCGGCAACTCCGACCATCCTCGCGGTCGGCGGCAGCATGCGGGAGTTGAGCCTGACAGGCCTTCCGGCCGCCTATCCGATCAGCCGGGGCGATCTGATCAGCTTCACCTATGGCAGTCCGACCCGATATGCGCTGCATGAGGTGGTGGCGGCGGCGGTTGCCAATGGCGCGGGCCAGACCGGGCTGATCGAGGTCAACCCGCCGATCCGGCCCGGTGCCGCTGCGGGCGCCGCAGTCCAGTTGGTCAGGCCGCGCTGCAAAGCCCGGCTCGTTCCCGGCGAAAACACGACCGGCATCACCTCCCACACCATCACGTCCGAGGCGCAGATCGCCTGGACCCAGACGCTGAGATAGCGATGCGCAGCTATGCCCCCGCAGAACTGACGCAGCTGCAGGCCCGCGACGGTCTGCGTCCGCGCCTGCTGGTCTGGATCGTTGCCCGCGACCGGACAACGGGGGCGCCGGAGCCGACCGGGTTCTGGAACGGTTCCGACGACCAGGTGATCAACGTGGGCGGTGTTGACCGCACCTATCACGGCGCCGGTGGTCTTTTGGGCATGGACGATCTGGTGATCGAAACCGGACTGACCGTGCGCCGGATTTCGGTCTGGCTGGCCACTGCCGCGCCCGAGGTGGTCGATGCCGCCATGGGCTATGATTTGCGGCTTGCCCCTGTGGAAATCCACCGGCTGCTGACCGATCCGATCAGCCACCTGCCGGTGGCCGCACCGCACCGGATCTGGAAGGGCTGGGTTGATGGGGCCCCACGCACCGTCCCCGCCAAGGGGCTGAGTGCGGGCCGGATCACCCTGACCGTCGCCTCGGCCGCCATGGCGCTGACCCGGGGGCTGACCGCGAAATACTCGGACGCCGCCATGCGCCAGCGCGGCAGCGACGACCGGCTGTTTCGCTATGCCGATGTCAGCGGCAAGGTGCCGGTCTACTGGGGCGAAAAGCGTTATGAGGCGCCCGCGCCGGGTGGCGGGTCCGGGTCGGGTCTCGGCGGCTGGAAATCCGGGGGGCACGCATGAGGCTCCCCGACTGGCGCAGCCGTCTGGCGGACTATGTCGCGGCGACGGCCCGGGCCCCGTATCGGCCGGGCCAGCATGACTGCATCCTCTTCGCGGCCGGGGGCCGGGCGGCGCTGACCGGCGTCGATGTGATGGCGGGCTGGCGGGGCCGTTACAGATCCGTTGAAGAGGGGCTTGAGCTGGCCCTTCAGCATGGGTGTTCGGACCCTTGGGCGCATGTGGTGAGCGGCCTCGAAGAGGTGCCCGTCGCCTATGGCGCGGTCGGCGACATCGCCCTGCTGGACGGGGCGGACGGCTTGCCCGCGATGGGCATTATCCAGGGCGAGATGATCTACACCGTGCATCCGCGCGGCGCCGCCCTTGTGCCGCTGACCGAAGCGCGGAGGGTCTGGCGGGTATGAGGTGGTATCTTGCCCTCTGGCTTCTCGTTGCGCTGGCCACCCCGGCAGAGGCGGGGCCGCTTGTGACGGCGATCGGCGGCCTGATCACGGCGGTCAAAGGGTTTGCAGCGATAAACGCCCTGACGGCATGGCTGGTCAGAACCGTAGCCTCGGTCGCACTGTCGCGGCTGGCGATGGCGTTGCGCGGCACGCCGCGCCAGCCCGGCATCAAGACCGAGATGACCACCACCGGCGGCACCACGCCGCAACGGATCATGCTCGGCCGCTATGCCACCGGCGGCCAGCTGATCGCCCCGCCGATGAGCTATGGCAGTGCTGGCAAGACGCCCCGGGCCTGGCTGGTCTACACCATTGCCCTCAGCGTGGTGCCGGGCTGCACGCTGGCCCGGGTGGTGATCAACGACGACTATGTCGCACTGGGCCCGGCTGACCCGAGCTGGGGCCGCCCGGTGACGGGCGATCTTGCAGGCGCCGCCTGGATCGACTTTCTCGACGGATCGCAGACCGCGGTGCATCCAGACCTGCTGGCCGCCTTTGCCGCCGACCCTGACCGGCCCTGGGCCAGCGACATGATCGGGCCGGGCACCGTCTACGCGGTCTGCCGGTTCAAATATGACCGCGAGCGCTTCAACGGGCTGCCGGCCTTGCGGTTCGAGATGCTGGGCATTCCGCTTTATGATCCGCGTGCGGACAGCACGGTGGGGGGCAGCGGCGCACAGCGCTGGTCCGATCCCGCAACCTGGACCCAGACCGAAAACCCGGTTGTCATGATCTACAACATCCTGCGCGGCATCGATGTCGGCGCAGGCATGATCTGGGGCGGCGAGTGCAGTGCCGATGATCTGCCGCTGGCCAACTGGTTTGCCGCGATGACCGAATGCGACCTGCCCGTGGCGCTCGACGCCGGAGGCACCGAGGCCCAGTACCGCGCCGGAATCGAGATCGACCTCGACATGGAGCCTGCTGGCGTCATCGAGGAGCTGCTGAAGACCTGTTCCGGCTCCCTGGTCGAGGTTGGCGGCATCTGGAAGATCCGCGTCGGCGCCCCGGCGCTGCCGAGCTATTTCCTGACGGATGAGGACATCATCGCCAGCCAGGCGCAGGAGTTCGCGCCGTTTCCGGGTCTGGCCGACACCTATAATGGCATCACGGCGACCTATCCCGAACCGGCCTCGCTCTGGGAGGCCAAGGATGCCCCGCCGCGTTTCTCTTCAAGCTGGGAAGCCGAGGACGGCGGCCGTCGCCTGGTTGCCAATCTCAGCCTGCCCGCCTGCCCGCATGGGATACAGGTGCAGCGGCTGATGACCTCCGCCATCGCCGATCACCGGCGGATGCGCAGCCATCGCCTGGTGCTGCCGCCCGAGGCCGCTGTTCTGGAGCCGCTGGAAACGGTCGGCTGGACCAGCGCCCGCTGGGGCTATTCGTCAAAGACCTTCGAGATCACCTCGCTGACCGACAGCCTGATGTCGATGCTGCAGGGGCTGAGCCTGCGCGAGCGGGATGCGGCGGATTTCGCCTGGGAGGCGGCTGACGAGGTCGCCGTGCCGGCGCCTTCGACGACGACAACCCCGTCGACCCCGCAAGCGGTGCCCGGTTTCTCGGCTTCGCCCGAGCCCCTGGCGGACGGCGCTGCGATTGACCGCCGCCCGGCAATACGGCTGACCTGGGATGCCGATGGTGCAGACGATGCGCGCGCGCTGTCTTGGGAGCTGCGTCTGGACGGCGGTGTCGGCGCCGTGCTGTCCGGCTCTCATGCCGATGTCGGCTCGGGCTACCTGGTGATTTCGGATGGTCTGATCCCGGCGCAGGCCTATGAGGCGCGGGCCATCTATCTTGTCGATCGGGCAACGGATTGGTCCGATTGGGAACCCGTCACTGCGCCTTCGATCCTGATTTCAACGGTGGATGTGGCCGCTGGTGCGGTGGAGGCGCGGTTTGACACGGCGAGCGAGGCGACGCTCGACATCGCGACCGGAGCAACTGAGACGGTGGTCTTTGACCTGAGCCTACCCGCCACGTTTGTCGATTCAACCGGCGTTCCTGCGGTATTTACGATGACTGTTCGAGTGCGCAACGACGACACAGGCCGAACGAGGATCGCGTGCCGCCTGCGGGCGCTGACCGGCCCGGATGACCACCCGGATACCGGCGATTGGGAAAATCTCGGGGTGGAGTACATCTACCTGCGTGCCGCGTCCGACCAGGACATCGAATACAAGCAGGCGATCTGGATCATCGACGACTTCGACTTCACGACTGCCAGCCGCCTGCAGATCGAAGCCTCCTATCTCACAAACGCCACCTACACCGGCACGGACACCGCTTTCGGCAAGCGGGTTTTCTCGGGCCGCCAGACCAAACGAGGTTGAAGATGATCCGCGCCCTTGTCGTCCTGCTCAGCTGCATCGGCCTGCCCGCTGTCGCTGGCCCTGACCGCCTGTCGGTCCTGCTGGGCGCGCAGCATCCAGGCGGCACGGGGTTTGAGAGCAGCACGCCCGGCCTGATCCTGACCTGGGAGGATCTCGCTGGCTTTGACCTCAGCATCGCGGCTTACAGCAACAGCTATGGCCGGGGATCGGTGGCCGCTCTGGCGGCGCTGCCAGTGATCCGCTGGCGGCGGGGCGAGGCGGCGTTGGTCGCTGGTCTGGCCTGGTATCCTCAGGACGGCCGTCGCTTTCCGGTGCATGTGGGTGACGTGGTGCCGTTGGCTGGGATCAGCCTGCGCCACGGTCGCGCCTTCGCGCTGATCCTGCCGGGTGATGGATCGACCACCGATGCAACCATTGCCTTCGGGCTGACCTTTCCGCTGGAGCGCTGACATGGCTGATCTCTGCACTCTTTCCGGCACCTTCTGCGACCCCGCCGGGTCGCCCTTCGGCGGCGCAAAGCTTGTCATCCGCCCGGTCTCGACCCAGCCCACCGTGCGGGAAGACGGCTCGATCGTCGCGGCAGTGGCGGTTTCGAGTTTCGAGACGGCCGAGGATGGCGCGGTCACCATCGGTCTGGCGCCGGGTCTCTATCGCGGGTCCGCGACTGAAAGCGCCGGTGGTCGGTCATTCGCCTTTGATCTTGCGGTGCCCGATCTCCAGACAGCCCCGCTGGAAGACTACATCGGTCGCATCGATGTCGAGGTGCAGACCAGCGCGCAAAAGGCCCGCGATCAAGCGGTGCAGGCAGTTCAGGACGCTGCCGGCATCCGCGGGGCTGTCGAGCAGCTGTTCGAGGCGGCTGGCGGTGTAGTGAACGCGGTGGCCGAGGCGGCGGGCTCAGCAGCGGCAGCGGCGGGGTCGGCCGGGGCGGCTGCGGCGGCTGCGGCGGATGCCAATCAGGCCAAGGCCGGTGCCGAGACGGCAGCCGGTGCCGCCGCAGCTGATCGCGCATTGGCGCAGGCTGCTGCAGGGAGCGCACAGGCGTCCGCATTGACCTGCTCGACATGGGCAGTGCTGTCCGGCCTGACCGGCGCGACGGCGGGCACCGGGGCCGAGGTGCTGGATACGGATGCGGGCACCCATACCGATCCGGTGGTGGGTGGCACGGTCAGCAATGCCGGTCGCTATTCGTGGTCCGCCAGCCCTGCCGGGTGGCGGCGTATCGGAGCGACGGGGCTGTCGTCAAAGGCCCCTCTGGCAAGCCCGGCGCTGACCGGAACCCCGACCGCGCCGACTGCGGCGGCTGGCACCAACACCACACAGATTGCTACGACTGCTTTTGTGGCTCCGATTGCAGCCGGATTTGATTTGATCACAGCGCAGGTCGGCAATCCGCTGGCTGCGGCATTTGTAGCAGAGACTACTGCCAACGGTCGGCACTCCATATACCGTGCGTCCGGTGCATTGGTTGTCGGCAACGGCTATCGTCTCACGGCAATCGTGCAGGGCGTTGGGCGCAATGCGGCGTTCTACAGCGCCTCGGGGCCGGATGTTCGCTGCCAATACAATTTGGAGACGGGTATTGCATCGACGCCGGGCGGCATTGCTACCCCTGCGATGGAATTGATCGGCCCAAACACTTGGCGGATCGTGGCCGAGTTTGTGGCAGCCGCGACCACGGCCAGCAACATGCAACTAAGCACCGTGTCTGGCACCAGTGAGAGTTTCGCTGGGTCAATCACCAAAGGTCTGCGGGTCGTCGCATTCAAATTCGAGAACCTGACTGCCGGGGCCGCCATCTGGGCGTTCAGCGGCTACGGGGACGCGGGTTTCACACTCTCAAACGCGACCTCTGCGGCAGATACGACAGATACGACGACGCTGCCGGTGGCTCTGAAATCGGTGACAGATCAGTTCGCTGACACCTATGCAGCGGTTTTCGGCAGCCAGACGATGACAAAACTGGTGGAGGCGGCTGACGCGACGGCTACTCCTACCATCCATACCTTGATGACGCCAGCGAATGGTGATGATTTTATGGTTAAGGTCGGCTGCAAGGCTGGAGAACGCAAGCGGTTGCGTATCTTTAACAATTCCCCCTCCATCGGCATGGACGCTATGTTCGATCTTAGGAACGGCACGGCGGCTCTGACGACTGGTGGGAGTGCTTCACTGCGCCACATTGGTGTCGGGTGCTATGAGGCAATTGTAACTGTCACATCAACAGGAACGGTCAACGGCAACCTGCAACTGCAGATTTACCCCGATATCGGCGGTCAGCCATATGTTGGTGACGGCGCGTCTGGGCTGTTCATCCAGTATGTGGAGATTTGGAAAAACGGCGCTCTCGTGCAGCGGGCCACTGATCTCAGTGGGTGGGGTAAAATTGAGATTACGCCGGAGGCGAATGAGGGCGTTTGGCTGGGGATGCTCGACAGTTCATCGGAACCTGTCTCGGACGACCTGCCATTGCGAGGCAAAAAATTAAGCTTGGTCGGCACATCCCTAGTGGCACAAGGCCATCTGACCTCTGCTCTCGCGCTGGCTACAGGTGCGACGATCCAGCAACTCGGGTCCAGCGGCGGGGCGCTCGGTCTCGATGCTCGCGGTTCGCCGCACTACGGGAGCGGCGCGGTCACGGCCTTGTTCGGCACGATCAACTCCGACGCGGAGGTGATCGTGCTGGATATGTGCGTGAACGACATTGCAGCGAGTGATGTTCCGCTCGGGGTGGTCAGCGATACCACGACAGCCACCTATTATGGCGCGCTCGCCAATTTCTTCGCCTGGTGTGAGGCCAATCGACCGAATGCCGCAGTTTGTGTTGTCGTGCCAACTGCGGCCAGCCCCGCATATCCAGTGTCCGACTATCGACACGGGGCCCCGAACGCCAATGGGGCCACGGTGGAGGATTTCCAGAACGCGACCCGCCGCGCGGCTCTCTACGCGGGCCGACCGTGCATCGACCCGAACGCCTATGGCGTCGGGTATCTGGATATGGAGACTGGAGAGGCAACCAGTGACGGCCTGCATTGGGATGCTTCCGGCGCGGCCAAGATCGCAAAAATCTACCACAAGCAGATGGTGGATTTTTGCGAGGCGGGATGGCTTACCCCGGCATGACGGCCCAGTTCCACATCAAAATTATGGGCGTAGGTCAGAAGGAAAATGCTAGTGGTATTCCCAGTGTCATAGGGGAGAATCGTAGGGTGCAGGGATTTTACAACGTAAAGCTGGGGACGGCATGAACAGTTCCAAGCATGTCGCGGGTGACGAGGAGTCGTTGGCGCATCATATTCGGTCCATAGATGTAGACGGGGTCGACTACCTCGGCGAGAATCTGGGACCTCTGAAGCGTTTGAAAATGACCTTTGAACCAGGCGTAACGGTCATAGTTGGCAAGAACGGAGTGGGCAAAACGTCGTTACTCAAAACCCTCCGCAATGCCAACTCCGCTAGTGGTCGGGGGATAACGAAGCCAGGTCATATCATGACCGATGAAGAACGCGCAGTCGAAACACGTGGATTGTTCGGCTATCACATCGAGACCTCGGAGAAATTTGGTGGTGAAGTGGTCTTCGCTGGCCTCCGAGGCATGGAGGGAAATAGCCCACGGTTTCGTGGAAACGCCCCACACACTCACGAGCGAATGCTGGAAGCCTTGAGGGGGCTGCTCCGTGACAGGTTCACCCGACATAAGGATCTAGTCTGGAGGACAAAAAGTTTCGATCACAGAGATCTTGTTGTTGAACAGCTCAAAGAAGCACTGCTAAACGCCCCCCTTCTGAAGGAAGTGAAGCTCCGTGTTGAGCTCGATATGGAGACCTCTGAGGTCTCGCTTCAGAAAGAGGGGCGCGCGGTAAAGTACGAAATCCTATCATCGGGTGAAAAGATCATTCTTGACCTGATTGTCGGGCTTCACCTTGCGCTTGTTCGCGACGATTACATCGGGAGCGAAGAAGAGGTCTTCTTGATTGACGAAATCGAGGGTCACCTTCACCCTGCCTGGCAGCGCAAAATCATTCCATTGCTAAGGCGGTCATTTCCCAAGGCCCAGTTCATCGTAACAACTCACTCACCTCAAGTGGTTGGCAGCGTTGATGCTCGCTGCGTTCGTGTTCTGACACTCGACAGCGATGGCTTCAGCCAAGTGACTACCCCGCTCGCAACCAAGGGGCTCGACAGTAACTTCATTCTCGAAGCACTAATGGAGTCGGAGGAGCGTGACCCAGGTGCAGCGGACGCAATACGCGACTTTTCCAACGCAGTTTCTGCCCAAGACTGGAGTCGTGCAGCAGACATCCTCGAACAGATCGAACTCGATTATGAAGCTGACGATGTAACAGTACCGCAGCTGCGCGTGCGGTTGGAACTGGCGAAGCGGCGGAGTGCGCGATGAGGGGGAGTATCAAGGGACCAGAACCGGAGGTCCTCGCAGCGTGGCTTGTTGAAAATAACAACGGGGAAGGTGTTTCGTGGGGGGGGTTCCATGTCAAAGCTGCGGTTGCCGATGAACTCTTCAAGGAACAGTTCGGGCTATGCGTATACTGTGGTCGTTCACTAAAGCGCGGTTACGACAATATGGGGCGGCCCGTCAGTCATATTGAGCACTTCCGACCACAAGCGAAATATGAGCAGTTGAGGTTTGCCTACGGAAACCTGTTTCTGAGTTGCGGTGAGAGCTACGTAGACGGAGAACAGCCCAGTTCTTGGATTTGTGGAAAGGCAAAGCACGATTGGTTTGACGAAGCTTTTCACGTCTACCCGGACCAAGTAGGCTGCTCATCAACGTTCGTGCATCGACCAGATGGCTTCGTCGCCATGCGCGGCGAGAACCCATCGGCTGCCGCTATGATCGCAGTGCTGAACCTTAATGACCCACAGCTAAGAGCTATCCGAAGTGCTCTATGTACCGGTATCGAGCAAGAGATCGCGACAGCGTATGCTGCGGGTGAGGGCGATTACATCTTAGATGACTTGATACAGGTTTGGTCTGGCGTTGACGCCGAAGGCAGGATGAAATCGTTCTCGCATGTGGCTTGCGAGTATCTTGCGGGGTTATGA